GGCTGTTTAAATTTGTGATTAAAATACTTTGCGTGGAGTGTTGCAATAAGTTTCTGCTCGGCCACAGTGATTGTGTGCGTATCGCTTTCTCTAAATTCGAGCCACGATTTCCATTCTTCTTTTGTCATTTTCGTTTAAATAATTGATTAAGTTTTTCTTGTCGTTTGTCGCAACCGCAATCTTTTCCCCATATTTTCTTGACTATCCATTTAATACCAGTCCATTTCGTTATGGTCGCTATCCAGTCGCCTATTTTTATATTCATCTTGTAATTCTTTTTTTATGTTTTTAATTGTGTTGTATACGGAATAGTACGTTATTCCGGTGTCTTTGCTAAATTGACTTATGCTTTTCCCTTTGATGTATATTTCCTCAAACACTTTTCGCTTATAGAATTTGCCGAATTTTATCGGGTTGTAGTCAATCCACGAATTTGTGTTGAGTTCGATATAATCGTCGTCTAAAATGTAGTCTTCGATAACCCTAAACTTTTCTATGTCAATACTCACTGGCTCGATATTTTCATCGTTTGAGATTTCGTAGTCGTCTATATTTTCTATTACAACACCCTTTTCTTTACGCTTTAAGTCGAACACCATATTCCTGAGCGTTACGTACACGAAAAAATAATTCGGCTCGTTTTTATCGTTGTACAATATTTTGTTTCCCGTCCGGTCAATGTAATCCTTTACCTTTATGTACATTTCCGAAACGATGTCTTGTGAGGTCGTATAGTTACAACCAAACGATAAAACGTACTTTATCCACACGTCTTGTTTCTCTGCGAGTATTTCGAGTTCTTTTGACACGCAGACAATTTAACACTTTTATTTTAATTGTCAAAACGGGGTCTGTAAGCTATGGAGTATGTCTTGGCCGTCTATTTCGAAACCTACGTTATTTTTTATTGCGCGTAATTTGACTGGCTCGTCCATTAAAGTCGGACGGCCACCGGTTTCGATTTCTTTGATCTTGCGGACGTGCAAGTGGCTGTACATCCACTCTGCTGGGTGCTGAGTGTATCTGTGTATAACTAGGAAATCATCGGCTCGGTTTACAAATTTACCCCCGCCCTCTACGTCTGACGCCATTGGCGGTATCGGAAAGCCGGCGTATTCGTGGCCTATCGCGTGTTTAAAACGTAGTGCTTGTGTATTAGCGTGGGTATTAAGCCACGTTGTTACTTTACGTTTCTTGCAAAACATACGTATTTCGGTACAAGCTTGGTAATCATATTCGTGACCGCCGACCGACTTCATCAATTCCGGCTCTTTGATTAGCGAGTTATACGGGTCTATTAGTAACCCGTGATAATCCCACGCATCTTTTATGCTGTCTGATAGCTGTATGATGTCGCGGTAAGTATACATTTTTTCGTTACTAACGAATTTAAAATAGTTGTTGACGTAGTCGGATATCTTTTTGAATTTATTGTCGTCGATTTGGTCGAGCGGTTTTCTGGCTACAAATTCGACTAGCTTACGTATTATGCTGTACGGCTCGTTTTCGGACGAAAACACGACCCACCGCTTTTTGTGTGCTAGCGTGTAGCATAACATTAGATATAAAAGCAGAGTCGTCTTACCGACGTTTGCGTGGCCTAAGCATATATTAAAAGCACCCTCTTTAAATCGTATGTAGTTGTCTATTTCTGGGACTCCGATTCCTAATCCCTCTTTCACTTTGCCTGAGCGGATATCTCGCAAGTGACTGATTTGTTCGTTGTAGTTTATTAGCATTTTTCTCTATTGGTTGTAAAGTACAAAAATTAAGGGGGTCTTGCAACCCCCCTATTTTAGAACGGCAAGTCATCTTCCGTTTCTTCTACGACTGGCTCCTTGTCGGCCATTTCTTTATTCCGGTCTGGCAGATGTTCTTCGGCCTCGACTTTTGGCTTTGGAGTAAAGGGAGTGAACTTCGCGTATAGTTTCGAGCGGTCTGATCTTGCCCGCAACACTTCGATAGTTATGTAACCATTATTAGCCTTTATATGTTCGGCGTTCTTTTTAAAGAACTCGACTAAGCCTTTAGCGTCAATGTTTAGGCTCGCAGCGATAAAATCGTACTTACCCTCTTTGCACCAAATACTCTCTATAAACTGAGTTTCGTTCTTATCCATTATTAACCCAATTTAGTAGTGTCGTGGCGTCCGCGATTATTTGCTCGGCCGATACTTGCCTCTGTGCGTTAAACTCGGCTGCCGCTTTTATGCAAGTTTGACGTATAATCATCTGGTCTTTATTAGGATTTTTATATTGACCGCTAAAATTACCGCCGTTTGTGTTCGTGTAGTTATTCTCCCTGACTAGCTTGGCGTTTCCATATTCGGCGTTTGTGATTTCAAATTTGATATCATCGCCGACGTTTTTCTTAAATTCGCCTTTGGCGAAAAAAGTATACGAAGAATTATCTTCGAGCGTTACTTGGAACTTATTCATATTGTTCCATTGTCCGTTCTGGACTACTGATTTGACTTTTCCTGTCATCATAATAATTGTGTTTAAATAAATAAATAATCGGCTAAGTCGTTTCTTAGCACTTCGTTTCGAGCTTTGAGTAACTCTAGTTCGTCTTTTAGTCGGGAGTTTTCGCGTTCGAGCGCCTTGACTCTCGCTTTTAAGTATTCTCTATCGTTATCCATAATTCTCTTTATATGCTTAAATATACGAAATATAATTCACAAAGTCAAATATATCGATAAAAAAGAAACGCCGTGATGTACAGAGCACGACGTTTCGAAATAGAGAATAAATGAGAATAAACTCAAGGATATGCTAATGTAAGGAATTTATACGATACCGGACGCCTTATTTAGAGTTTTATAATGTTCGAGTAGGTCGAGTAGTTCTCTAGTCGAAAACTTTTTAATCGTGTGCGCTTTGTGATAAAGCTGATCTGCGACTCCTTGGCCGTACTCCAAATCGAGTTGTTTAGAAAACATAAATTGTTCGCCGGATTTAAATATATTACACCCCGCGCATTGGACTTGTACGTTGATTTCGTCCCACCTTGTTGAATAGTGTTTGCGACTCTGGAAGTGGCCGGCTTGTAGGTTTTTCCAGTGGTCGACTTTTCCGCAAGTATAACACTTCGCCTTACCATTTACAGACTTTCTTGTTCGTATGTACTTAGAAAATTCTGTATCTAATCGACTAATTATTTTCGAGCGGGTTAACTTCTTCAAACTATCGCGTTATCTAAAATCTGAATAATATGACGTAATTCGCTTCTTTCAAACTTACCGGATATCTGAGCATTATAAGTCTTAAAAGACAGATAATACATATCTTTTTCGGCATCGTGTTTATCCTCTTTCTTTCCTAAGTGTTCGATTTTAAGGTCGTATTTCATTTCGATAAGTATTAAAAGATTAGTATTTTGGCGTATTGTACTACGTCAAACGACCTCGTTGGTTTTGGTCTTATTGACTTCGTTTAGCCAAGGTAGTAAATTTTTTTGACATTGTCAAGCTGTTAGTTTTTAATCGATATCTTGCCGGCTATCTTTTCGGCACTACGGCCTATTACATAACCCCCGATTCCTAACTGGAGTAAATCCCAAAATTCGTTCTCTAGTTCTGGTATTTTAAGGTCAAATAATGGCGCGAAGAACTTCACGTATATTACGATGAATCCGAACGCAAGCATTAAAATCGGACGCCACGATCTTTGTAACCAATTCCCCTTGGCCTCAGCGACAATAACTTCCGTTTGTAGTCTTTGTAATTCGAGTTGCTGTTCTTTAAGAACTTTAAGCATTTCGTTTTTGGCGTGTAGCCGTTCTTCATCGGTCGTAAATAAGTTGTCGATGACTTTACCAATTTCGCCGATTACGTTCGTTCCGAACCATTTAACTATTTTATTCATACCAACGTATTTGTAATTGTATTAAAAATAAGTATACGTTTAGTTCGTCAAATCTATATTTCGAGTCGTGGCCGTAATAACTCATTCCAACAATAAAGCTAGTCGGGAACAATAAAATTATACTGAGTGACATAGACCGCAATTTACACACATTTCACACATACTAAAAATAATAACTTATGTTTTCATATTCTGATTTCGCATCGAAACTAGGACAAGCCTTTTCGCTAAAATCACAATGCCCGTATATTTTAACGGACGGGTACGCCTCTTTTAATCGAAGCAGTACCTCGAACAGAGCGTCTTTTTGTTGTTCTGTTCTGGTATCTTCTGGCTCGGTGTTTTCTTCATTCATACCGCCGGCATACGCGATTCCGATTGAGTCCCAATTTTGACCTTTACAATGCGCGCCGGTTTGTTCTAGCGGACGGCATTCGTGCAAGCACCCGTCGAGGTCAATAAAAAAATGATAACCGATATCTTTCCAACCTCTTTCTACAACGTGCCACTTATACAAGTCCTCAGTCGTGACCGGTCGACCTTTAGGCGTTGCCGTGCAATGAATTATTATCTTGTTTAGCTTTCTCATTTGCGTATTTTAAGGCGAACTCTAAATGTTCTTTTAGCCAGTGTTCGCGGTATTCTGAGCCGTGCGAGAATTTTTCGTTGCATACGGAACAACCGATTATTTTCTTTTTCGCATTTCGTGCCATTTCTGCATTGTATATCCTATCGACACAATAAGCAACATTAATTTTAACGTATTTTCTACTTGCGTAAAACTTATTGCCAACGCACTTATGTTCAATCCGTATATTTTCAAATCAGTTAAATTCATTGGTTTTCTAAAATTTGTAATCTTGTTTCTAATGCTTCTATTTTCGTAACCGCCTCTTGTAACGCTGCCGTAAGTAAAGGTACGATTTTAGCTTGGTCTATTTGTTGGTATGCCTCTCTTGTGCCCATTACAGCCTCGGAAACTAAATTGCCGTAGTCATCATATTCAGCTGGTGTCACCTCATATTCTTCTGTCGCATCTTTTTCGCCTATTACTGCCTCTGGTATAACGTCTTGGACTTCGTGTGCGATAAAGCCGTCTACTACATTTTCAGCATCTGTAATAAAGTTAAACTTACTCGGTTTTAATTGTTTTAACCTTTCAATTCCGTCAGTTATTTCTACTACGTTTTCCTTTACTCGGTAG